GAAATTGATTATCTTGAACTTGACCGACATTAATAACATCGGTTCTTGCGGTTCCATTGCCTAAGCCCGTAATTTTATTGCTGTTAAAAGGGATATTGGCTGTGATGGTAGTTTGTCCATCTTTTGTAATGCATTGAGACAATCCAGTTGCCATGCCCTCAAGCTCTGCATCAAATCTTGATGCTGTAATTGGTACTCCGTTTGCTTTATCAGTTACCCAGTTGTAAATTCTTAAAAAAGTTCCTGTTCCATTAAATGCCATATATTTATTTATTAATTATTTGTGTCAATATGTTAGTTAAAACATAATCTCTAGTTTTAGCTGGTAATTTTTGAACTACCTTACTTGCAATTTGTGGCTCTTGTCCTTGTATTAATTTTAAAACATCATCAACTTGCCCTCTTGCAGATAATTTTTGAGCTTGTCTTGCAACCGTACCCACTAGTGCAGTTAATCCACCAGTTCCACCGCCAATTAATATTGAACCAATTGGTAAAGCCGAATTTCCAGCATTTCTACCGCTTCCAATGTCAAAACCAAATTTACCCATTGCTTTTATTAAACCCTCCGCAGTTGAGTTAGTCTTAGCTCTTTTTAAAGCTTTAACTTCAGCTGGTAAAAATCCCCTTAAATTTTTTGGATTATTAACAAAGTTTTGTAAAAGTGTTTTAATGCGGTTTGGATCGTTATCGGCTTTTCTTACAATGTTTGTAATAGCATCAAATTTGCGGTATCTTGACCACTCACCCCTTGCGGCATCTAAAAGTTTTACAGATTCAGATTTACCAGAGCCAACTAAATAATTAGGCTTTAAATTTTCAACTACATCATCCATTTTATTGATGGCAATATTTGCCTTGAAAGCGTCAGCATTCATCTTGCCGGCAATGTCTGTGTTTTTCTTAACAACATCGCCTAAAAGCTGTCTATATTGGTCTAGTTCTTCTAAGCCAATCTTGCCGTTTTTCTCTTTTGCTAAACCTTTTAGGTCATCTAAAATCCCCATAGTATCGCCGTGCAATCTTTGATTCATAATTCCCGAATCTTTTAATGATTCGTCAATTTGTTTAAAAATTGTTCCTGTTGCGCTTGGTCTTAAAACCGCATTAGACTCACGCATTGCCTTATAAATTTGGCTTGAATTATCTTTAATTGCTGCACCAATAGCATCAAGCGTTTCAACTGGTTTATTAGTAAAGCCTGCAATAGCTTCTGTTGGTCTTGCTTTATATCCAGCTAAAACATCTTTACCCAATTGAACAGCGGAAGTTTTAACATTACTTGCAATTTTACCAGCAATTCCTAATCCACCACCAATAACTGCACCAGTTGCCCCACTTTTTACGGCTTGAATACTTCTATTTTCTAAGCCAGCTTCTTCTTGTGGTGATAATGCTCCTGATGCAAAACCACTAACCGCACCGCCAGTAGCTAAGCCAGCAACTTTACCTGCGACTTGTGCTACTTTTGCACCAGTTCCAACACCAGTAGTTAAAAACGGCAAAGCTTCACCAATCGCAACGCCTACTCTTTGTGAAGTTGGAAGTTCTGCTTGCAATTCCTTTGTTTGCTTAACTTCATTTGCTAATCTATTACCTATAGTATTCATCTTAAGATTATCGCCATAATATATTCTCTCAATTAAACGAGCGGCTTTTTCGCCAACATCGGTAGCGGCTTGAAATGCACCAATCGCGGCGTTTCCTAATCCAAGATTTAAACCCCTTCCTACATTCTCAATAGTGCTAAGAACAGGTATACCTTGAGTTGCTGGTAAATTTTCTTTTAAATAAGCTTGTTTTTTAGCAATCTGCGATAATTCTTCAAGCGATTGCATAGGTTGAACTTGCGGTTGCATTTCTTGTTGTCCGCCAAATTCGGGACTACCCATTACGAAACTTTCAATTTCTTGAGGGGTGGCACCTTGAGGAACTTCTATATCAGCTATTTTTCCATTAGGTAATTGAACTGTTGCTATTGGCATTATTTATCTCTTATATTTAAAATTTTAAAAGCATTTTTTCGGGCATTTTGTTGAGACATAGCTGATTGACCGTTTGTTGCCTGTTGAGTTGGTGTTGCTCCTCTACCTTGCCCTATTTCTTCTTTAGCTGTTGCAAAAAATTCATTCATTCTATTTATCTTAGAGTTAATAGTATCGTTACTATCAAGAGCACTTGGTGCAAAAGTTTTTAAAGCTCTTTTTACTTCTGCTTCTGGCACAGCCGCACCCGATTCTAAACGAAGCCTAGCATTTATTGCATTAAATAAAGTTGAATTTTCTTGACGACCTCCAGCCAAATTAAAAGGGACATCCATACTAGCAAGTTTTTTTCTATTAAAAGAGCCGTCTGAATTTGTGATTAAATTTTTAAATCGATTAATATCTTGTTCTCCTTGCTTAATTAAAGCAACTTTACCCGCCGATTCTGCACTTAATTTGCTTGCTGGTCCACCCGGTATTGCTACTAAATTTCCGTCTCCTTGAAATCTATAGCCTGCTGGAGCTTTTTCTGCTCCTTTTCCAGAAGATTCGCTTTTAATTTTTCTAGTTTCAGCTATTAATTTATTTTGTTGCAATTTTTCAGTTGTTAAACCTAATTGGCTTTTTTGTAAATCAACTTGAGATTGTTGTAATTTTAATTGAGTTGCGGGGTCATTTTTAGCCATATCTCGATTAATAAAAGCACCAATAATACTTGCTCCACTTTCAGGTGTAGTCATTGAAGCTATAGCATTTGCAGATTCTGGTGTATAGCCATTTGATGTTAATAATGAACTTAATTGCTGTTGACGACCAACCTCTCTTTCAGCAATATCTTTTCTTGCTCTATTTTGAGCCCAAGCACCAATACCAGCGGTTGCAATTTGAGCGACTGCAACACCAATACCACCTTGAGGGTCAAAACCTTGACCGCTAACTGCTTTATTTATTAAAGCTTGTCCATAAGCTTCCTGTTGTAAAGAATTAGAATTATCTCCAAAAGGTGATATTGCTGTAGTATTAATATTAGGCACGGTCAAAGCTTGTCTTTGTACGGTTTGCGGTCTTGCTAAAGCTTGAGCCATTTGATTTCTTTTTACTGCCATTATTTAACCCTCTTAAATTCTACATCAATTTGTTGATAATCTACTTTTAAAGTTCCGTCTTTTTCTTGAATTACAGCTGATGGATGGGTTTTTAATAAATCTTGAGCCATTACACCAGAATATCTAAATTGCCCGTGTGATTTGTCTTTATAATCAAATTCATAAATAACAATTCCGCTTGGCGATACTCCCGTTTGTCTAATATTTTCTTTTAAAGTTATGTCCGAAAAAGCGCCAATAGCGCCACTTCCTAAAGAACCAGCTGCTCCAATTAAAGCATTTGTTCTGGCAGCGCTTCTATTTTTTTGAGCTTGTAAACCCATAAATGATAATTGTTGATTTTGCAGTCCTTGTTGTTGAGCAAAGCCAGCCAAATCAATGCCGTTATAATTTGGCTGATAACCGCTAAAAGAAGTGCCAGCACCTACTTGTGTTCTGCCAAGAAGCGAGGATATTTCGTTAAATCTTGATTGCCTTACTTGTTCGCCAGTTTGAATTGATGCTTGGCTTAAATCAGTATATTGACGAGCAATTGCATCGTCTAATCGATTCATAGCTTCATTATATTGCTCACTGCCAACAGGAATACCTTGATCCGCTAATTGTTGTGCTAAATTGTTTCTATTTTGTTTTACAATAGGATCAATTTGAGCTTTTCCTCTTTGAAAAGTTGCATCTTGAATTGCTTGTCCACTATTTGAAAAATCACCACTTAAAGAACCGCTTAATTGACCCGCTAAACTTTCTTGTCTTAATCTTTCAGCTTTAGTAAAATCGCTTTCATTTAAATTTACACTATTAGTAAGTGGATCATAAGTTTGTGAACCTTCTGGTGTGTAAATATTAGGATTGTTTAAAAGTAAATCTTTTTTTTGTTCAGGCGAAAGACTTTCAAAAAGATTAGCGGTTGTTATATCTTGTTCTGTTGCGGTTTCGGGAAGACCTAATGATTTAGCTCTGTCTGCTTTGTCTGCTCTGTTTTGGTATTTTCCAGCACTATAACCACCAATTCCAACAAGACCAAAGCCTGCTATTGGTCTTAATGATGATGGTAAAGGAGATAAAGCTTTACCTACTATTTTTTTAAAACTTTTTCCAAAACCCATATATTTTCCTTAAATTATATTACTAACACTTACACTATAATCGGTTCTGTACCAATTAATCTGTTGTCCGTTTATACTTGCCTTTATTCTCATCCCAAGGTCTACACCTTGACCTGATGAATAAATTAATTCGTTTCTTGTTAATCCTTCAGCGCTCCACAAAGCAACATCCCATAAAGCCACATCCCAAAAAGACCCAACTCCAACTGATGATGAATTTTGTGAAGTTAAACCTCTACCATAATCAAAGTTGACTATTGAATTTATTGCCACAGTGCCGTCTAATTTTAAAGTGTTTCGATAGCTATTTACTACTTTTTCTTGTGGACTTCCTAAATTATTATAAGCGGATTGAATATCGCAAACAATATTTGCTCCGTTGTCATTGTAGCCATCATCAGCTTTAAATATTTTGCCACTCCCACCAAAATATAAATTGTTATTAAACATTCCCCAAGTGGAAGCATTCATCCCCGTAAATTTACAAGCCGCACCAGTAATTGTGTTTAAAATATATTGGTGATAAATTGTGTTTGTTGCTACTGGAACATTAATTAAAAGCCAACCACCTTTTGGATACATTGCAACTTCCCAGCCATAATTTGAACTATAGTTATTAACAGCCTCTATTGCTACACCAGATAATTTACTTCTCTGTGTAACTGAACCATCATTTTTAAATACTTCACTGAAAAATACAAAATCTTGATCCGTAATAATCATAATATCACCAGCAACTTTTTTAGCTCCTCTTATTGCTATTGGACGACCTATTTTGTAAGTTCCAAGCAAAGCCCAGCTTGAAGGATCGGAGCCTTGATACAAAAGCACATCGCCACTTGACATTAAAAATACTGCATAATCATCAACACCATTACCACCATCTAAATTCCAAGTCATCATTGAAACAAGATTGCCTCCAAAGGGTGCAACTCTAGACAATTGAAATTTGGTAAAAACACCACCAATTGCATTTGTTGCTCCATACCAAACATCTTGTGCGTTTGAGTTCCAGACATAAACTCTATTCTTATGAATATTTATGCCGTTTAATTCATTGACTGTTAATCCACTTCCGCTTATAGTAGAAGCTGTTAAAGTCGTTCCATCAAATGTTTGAGGTGTATCGGCACCATTAACCATTATTAAATAAGAATTAAAATTTACCCATTGAAATCTTGCATTTGTAAATCCGCTACCAATGTTTATAATGCTTGCAGGGTTTGTAATATCATTTAAAGTGCTTCCATTAGCACAAATAAATTTTCTAATTGTATTAGCATTGTATTCCATTAAAGTTTCAACATAACCAGATAAACCAGTTGCATATTGAGTAAATCCTTTTCTAGTTGAAACAGAACCTTGACCGGGAAACCAATTTTCCATAATTACAGCATCAGTTGGTTCCATTAGGCTTTCACTATCTTTAGTGTTTAATCCACCAGAAGGCGAAGGGACATTTACTCTTAAAGCTTGTCCGTTTCTTTCTTGATCCAATGATGGATATGATTTACCTAATGTTAATACCATTTATGGAGTAATTGTTGCTGGATAACCAACTTTAATATTGTTGTCGTAATAATAATGCTTAATAGTTCTTCTTGCTCCGTTTGCCCTAACTCTTTCAACTGCTGCATTATCAGCAATTTTTTTTTCTTCAGCATAAGGGCGACCTTGATTTTTTAACCATCTCCAAGTTGCATCTAACCTTACAATATGTGCATCAATAGCGGGGACATCAGTATCAGCTAACCATTCAGTTTGACCAGTTCCACTTGAACTTAAAATAACATGATTGCTAATATATTCGTAAATATGTGTTTCAATAGCAGCAGGTGTAGGAAACAATAAAACATGATTTGCTCTAATTCTAGAATATTCAAAACCAGTTCCACCAGTAATACCTTGATTTTTTAAAATTCTCCATTCTTCAGGAGTAACTGGAATTGCTACTGGGTGTTGTGTGGTGGTATTCCAAAAAGTTCCATTTATAAATCTGTCAAAATCTTCAGGTAAATCATAGGAAACTGTATTAACAATTGTGTTAAATGTTTTTTCTTTTTGCAATTCTTGCCAATTATAAGCCCGTGCTAATTCAGTAATTGACACGGTCATTACTTCTAAGATTTGTTTTGCAACATCTTCAACATTGCCAATTATGGCATTTGGAACATTGCCCGCTTTAGTTTCTTTTAAAATTGATTGTGAGATTGTTAAAAGACTCATTATTTATTTTTAAGTAAATTTAATAAAACTTTTTTTGAATCGGTTCTTTCATCTTCTTCTTCATTTTCTAAATTTGCAACAGAAGCTGTGTTAGCTTTTAATGATTTAATTTCAGCTCTTAATTTAGCTAATTCGGCTTCAGGATTAGGCTTACCATCTTTTTGTAATGCAAGATATTTTTTGTAAGCATTTTTATATAAATCTTTTTCGTGAATAAATGTTTTTTCGCCACCTTGATCGTAAATAGCTCTTTCAATAGCTTTTCTAATACAAACTGTATTTGGATCACTAGGAATTGTAATATGAACCCAAAGGTCATAATTTTTAGTAACTTCGTTTTTTTTATCAAAAAAAGCTATTAATAAATTTTGATCTGATACTAATTGGTTTGGACTTACATTTAACACTAGATTTGTCATATTTTTTATTTAATTATTAAAAGATTATGGAGGGGCGTTTTAAGTCCCTCCAAATTAACTGTAATTAAGCAGCTAAACCGTCATCAACAAATGGATAAGCTATTTCAAGCTCAGCCAAACCAGTTGAAGGGGTATCAATCGCAGAAGCGCCTTTGCACCTCTTGATTCTATCGCCAGCAACAATAGTATCATCAATTGAGCCAGCAGTAGCAGTCCCATAGCAATTTGCATTATCTGCAAAACCAGCAAGAACTTTACCTACAGCTTTACCGTAGATTTGATACCAACCAAAGCTAGAGGCAACATTGGCGGACATTGCAAAAGCAACCTCACCAATATCATTAGCGGCTAATAACGAAGTTGAGAAATCATCTTGGTTAAAAAGGACACAAGAACCAATAGCGGTTGAAGCAACACCTTTTAAGTAAATAAATTCACCTTCACCGTAATTAGTAGATGCAACGTCATCAGCCTTAACTTTAGTGCCTAATGGCAAGAGTTGAACTGTTGAAGTATCGGCAATAGCTTGTGGAATTACAAAGCCATTGTTAGGAACAAAATTAGACATATTTTTATATTTTATTTAAATTATTAATTAAGCGTGCATTACACCGTGAACTCTTGCATTATCAATAGTCATGTTTCCGATCATAGTCATTGGAATTACATAAGCTGGTTGATTGTAAGGACGAGTCGCTTCTCCAGTAGTAAACAAAGATTTACCTAAATATTCTAGGAAAATGTGATTTGTATTAATAAAATATGCATGAGAAGCAGGGCATTCAGGATCATAGAATACATCGCTTGATTTATATTTTAAATTATCAAAACCCATCGCTCCAATTTTATCAGAACTAATTCTTTGAATTGTTTGAGTTGCAGTTTCAAAAAAGCTAAAATATACACTATCGGCGGCAATCATATCAGGAAGTTCGCCCATTTGAGCTTGGCATCTTAAATATAAAGCATTAAAAGCTTGCAAAATAGTGGTAGCAGAAGCCGTTACTGATTCAACTGAAAAATCATATAATTTATTTTGCCAGAAAGAATAATTAGCTCTGTTAATTTGCCCTACTGTTCCTGAAGTTGGAGCATCAGAAATTAACAATTGTAAACCGCCAATATCTTTACCGCCAGAACCAGTTCCATCAGCATAGATTGAAGTTCCAACTTGATTTGACAATGAAGCTTGAAGAACTTTCATTTTTTCAGCCAACAAGTCGACAATTTGTTCTTTACCAGCATTTTGTGCATACTCTAAATCAGTCATGGTAACAGTACCAGTAAGGATTTTTTGAGCGAAAGTTGCGGTAGAAATTACATCTTGAGGAGTTGTATTGTAAGTGTCATACTCGCCTTGATATTGAACAGTCCCGTTAGTTGCATAACTAATCTTTTTTTGAAAAGTAGCACCACCTGATTTTTTTATGATATTTCCTTTAGATTTTAATTTTTCGAGTAAAGGATGGTTATTGGTCACATTATCAATAATAGTTGGAGCATAATTGTCCAGTGTAGTAGTGAGTAATTGACCTATGTTTGAATTTGGATTAGGCATTATTTAAATAATTAAAGTTATAAAAAATTTTTATAAATATTAGTTTTTTACAACGCTCCAGCAAAATGTTTAGAAACAATATCTTCAAGTAAAGCTCTTGGACTAGCGGGGGCAACATTCACACTTGAAGTTCTTCCCGAGAATTTTTTAAGCCTTTTGGCTTTTTCTAATTCCTCTTTTCGCTTTTCCGTGGTTTTTCTAGCAATTTCAATATCTCTCAATTCTACAAGCTCATCATCAAGCATTATTGCTTTTTGATAGGCTTTTTCAAGAGTTAAATCAGGATTATATAGCGGATGTCCTTCAATATAAAAAGTCGCCATATTTCCTCTAACTCTTTCAAAGTGAGGATATTTAATCTCACCGTTACTATCTTTAGCCGACTTAAATTGCTCGATTTCTCTTGCATTTACATTGGTAATTTCTTCTTGTTTCTGTCTTTCAATCTGGGCGAGTCTAAACTCAATATTTTTGTAATGGTTGTCTCTAGCTATCTCTTCAGGAGTGCGATAATCGTACTCATCTTGAACAGGTTCTATTAGATTGTTTAAATCAATATTAGCAAATTTTGCTAAATCTTTGATTGTTTGAAGTGGATTTTTTTTAAAAGACTCGTCAAAGCTTTTAAAATTAGCCATCTCTTTTTTTGTATTTCCTAATTCAAGTCTAACTTGGTCTTCTCTAGCACGCAATATTTTGCCTGCCTCTATAACTCTAGCTTGTGTTTCGGGGTCTTTTATTAATTCAACGGCTTCCCTAAACTCTCGTGGTTGCCCGCTAAGAGTTTTTTTTAGGTCAATACCCTTGTCAATATTCTCTTTTATCTCTTCTTCTAATTTTTCTAATTCCTCTGATTCTTCTTGTGTATTTTCAGTTGGCTCTAATTCTTCTTGTGTATTATCCTCAATTTTTTGCTCCACTTCTTCCTTTACTTCTTCCTTTATTTCTTCAATTGGATTTTTTGCATCTTCAATTTTTCCAACACTTTCTAGTAATTTTTCTCTTAAAATATCGTTCATAAATTATTTTTTTGTTAATAAAATATATATTATAAAAACAGAATACAAATTAATAAATAATAGTCAAATATTTTTTTAATAATCTTTAATGTGGCAACCAGCTTTTTTAATAGAAGATAAATAATCTTGTTTATTTGTGTAAACTTTATTGTCTAAGTGGCTTTGAATACCACCTTTATCACTAATGTATTGGTCAATTGTCGGATCTTTTCCAAGGACATTTCTTTTTGATGTACCCGTTGAATAATCTTCAATTGTTACCCAGTGAGCCTCACCGTCAACATAAGTTAGTCTTTTAGTAGTCATTTAACAATCCCATTTTTTTAAAGCTAACGCCTTTCTTGTAGGCTTGCCGTTTTTTTTCATTGGTCCTTCAACTCCAGACATTCTGGCGCAAAAAGATTTCCTACGATTCGCATCGGTAGGGCTTTTTTTTGCTTGCTTTGCACTAACTGGTGGCTTTAAATTGCTTCCAGTAGCATTATTATATTTTGCTCTGCCCTTTGCGGTTAATCCACCCGAAGGAGATTTATCGCCTTTGCTTAGACTTAAGCTTACAGTTTTTTTTGACATGTTTATTTTTTGGCAGTTTTTTTAGCGTATAAACCTTTTTTCATAATTGATTAAATTTTATTTTTAAAGAAAATTATTATTAAATTATTATTTAATAACCTTTTCCACCTTTTTTACCACCTTTTTTTGTAGATTTTTTCATAGCCCTCCTAAATAAAAGTTTGTTTGTTAGATTCTCTTATAGTTTGATTTAAATTTTCAGTTTGTGCCATTGCTTGAGAATTCATCAAAGCCGTTCTTGCACCTGTAATATCTTTTACTAATTGATGTTCTCTATCAGCCGCTTTGTTAGAATCTTCAAACTCTAAATTATCTTGATGAATTGCTTGCTGTTGCAACAATGTTGCTTTTTTAATATCTAATTCTTGTTGTGTAAATTGTGCATCAATTTCTTGTTTTTGAGCTTTAAGTTGTAATTCTTGTTGTTTAATTTGAATCTCAGCTTGAGCGAGCATTTCTTCTGCACTTGGTCCTTTTTCTTCTTGCTCTTCTTGAGCAACTAAAGACTCCTCAACCATTCTACCAACTTTAAATGGCTTAGAAATAAAAAGCATAAACTGTTTAAATGCATCTGGAGTAATAATTCCAGCTTGAACCATCGGATAAAATGAATTTGAAAACTCACTAATTGAGCGAATATATTCTATTCTATCAGCTTTTTCTTGCTGCTGGTCAATTTTTATTGTTGAATCAGTTTCGACATCAATTGCAAAAGTTCTTAATTTATCATTTTTAATTAATTTTTCTAATTCTGGAATTTGCTCTGGTGTAATAGCATAGCCTTTTAAATCCTCTAAAGGCTTTTTCATTGTTTTTTTGAATTGTTCTTTAGCTTGCTCATTCATTTGTTCTAACCTAGCAACTTCTTCAGGATTATTGGGATCAGTTAAACTTTTAGCTTCGTTTAATAAGAAATCTAATTTTAGTTGTTCAGCTCTTTCAATTGCTTTAATGTCAACAATTTTAAGTTGAGTCATTTCTATCAGCTCTTTAATTGTGTAATTTTCAACGGTTAATTCACAAAGTAATCTAATTAAATCTCTAACCCAATATTCTAGTTCTTTTTGTAAAGGTTGGATTCTGCTAATTGCAAAGTTTCCCTTCATTTGTTGAGCGGTGGCAGTTTCTGAAGCGGTAGTAATGCCTCGCACAATATCAGAAATTCCTGTAATGTCTCTAATTGAGAAAATAACACGGTCTTTTCTATCGTTAAGTTGTGAAATTGTCGCAATGATTTCGCCAAGTGGCTTAAACATTATTAAATCTTGAACTTTTTGATTCCCAGTTGAAAGCATAGGAGTAAAAGAGCCATCATCACCATTGAATAAACCTTCCATATCAGAAGCTTCAGCAATAGATGAATAAATTCCAGTTACCTTGCATTGCTCTACTAATGAACGAATGCGAGTGTCGATTATGTTAAGTTCTTCAGCTTGTGTTTTGTATTGTCTATAAAGCGGTATCGGTCTTAAATCAATGGGGTTTGAATTAGAGCCAAGAGGTGATTTAATCGGAAAAAAATTTCTTAATTTATAAGGATCTTCTTCATTTGATAATAAAACACCGCCACCGCCAATTGTAAGAAATAAAACTGATTTGTTTTTTTTGTCCCAAACTTCCCAGACTTCAGCCATTTTAAATAATTCATTTTCGTTATTTTTGTTTTTATTATTATTTAATCTAGTAGCATTTAACTCAACTGCATTAGCTTTTTTTTCTCCAAAATCTTCGATTAACTCATTGCGATTTTTATAATGTCTAAAAGCTATCCACTGAACATTACACCATTCTTTATCTGTTGACATTGTAAAATCTTTCCAATCAACATATTCAATGCGACATTTCTTTTCAGAATCATCCATTTCTATTGAGCCATCTTCTAACTCGACTTCGTTTTCAGGATCATAACAAACACGACCTACACCGCGACCGCCAATTAAAAAATCATCACGGGATTTATTAATTGCCGTTTCAGCGTCTGAATCTTTTAAAGATAAATCAATTGCTCGTTCCATCATCTCAGAAGCAATGCGGTTAATTTCGCTGGTATCTAAAAATCGTTGAGTAATGTTTGTTTTAGGAAGTTTTGAGAATAAAAGTGGGCGGAGTGTTTGAGTGTTAGACCAAAAAACATTGTATCTATCTTTGCTTTGCCCTTCGTTATTGTATATTGTAAAGTTAGCATTAGCTTCATCATGCCATTCTTTTTCATAATTAATAGCATTTTCAATTTCTTTTGTCCAAATCTCTACTAATCCAGCATCTCCCTTAGAGTGCGTTAAATCTTCTTTTTTTTCAACTTGAATATTAGCTTGCATTTACGATAAATCTAATAATTTGTAATGTGTTAACGCATGCAAGCCTTTCAAATTAAATTTTTGTTAAATAATTTTATTTGTCAAGTTCTTTTTATTATCTTTCCGATATTAACTAATTCATCTAATTCTATCAAATGCTCTTCCCTCATCTTTTCTAAATTATTTTTATGAATAATCCTAGCTTTAATTGGATTACATAATATCATAAACTCATTATTCCCTATATCTTTTTGACCTTCAAGAAATAATTTTTCCCAAATAATATTTCCTTTTTTTAAAGACCAAAAAAGACCGTGTAATCTCAATCTTTCAATATCCTCATCTTTACAATCTAAACCATTAAACTGACCTATATTACCCTCATTAGTGTAAAATACTAATACCCCACACTCTGAACATTTACCATCTGGCAAAATATTATGATTCTTGATAGTGTTATTAAAAGATGCTTTTTGTATTGGTTCTTCATAAAATAACTCTCCTATTGGATGACCATTCTTACATAGACCTACGAAAGATATATCCCCGCCGATCCCCATTACTTTTATATTTGATGCCATATTATTTTCTATTATTTGAATAATTCTTAGGGTTAAAATCTCTATACCATTGTTCTTCAAGTGCCATTTGAGTTTTAGGAATTTCAACAACAATAGGGCGAGACATACAAAGATATCGTAAAGTATCGACCGCATGATCTTCTAAGTCGCTATTTAAATCTTCGGGTTTACTATTGTCATATTGCATTATTGGCAATGTTCTAATCAAATTTTTGCAAGTGTTCGTAAAATACAATAAAGGTCTACCATCTTCTCCGCTGAATCTTGCTCTTATTTGTTGCCAGCCCGCCACTCTTTTATTGTCCGCTGGTCTCCAATGTATTTTGTCTTTTGCCATTTGATCGGCTATACTTTCACCACTTGAGACATCAAAAATTGCAGGATCTGCAACCATATCATTCATTCTTTCGCTTTGTTGCATTGCTTTTGTATTCTTAGCGATATCTCCAGCATGCATTTTAAGCCCTTCGTTTGATTTGCCAGTGCAACCATAAAACTCACGATATATAATAATCGCACCTCTTGGAAAGCTTCGTTTTATACCGCCACAATCAACAAGCGATCCATCCGACACCGCACCCCAAAGAACACAAAAAGGTTTAGAATATCCCCAGTCAAAAGCCCTAATCTTAAACCACTCGGTAGGAATAAAAAACGGCTCGATAATATGTTTAGTTTTGTCAAAGTTATCGAAATA